CCAGATGAGCAAGGCTGATGGTCTGCCCGCCATATTGACTTGAGGCTACCTGTGCGACGATCTGCATGGCAATGTTGCAGGCTGTGGAGAAGCTATGTGGCTTATCGATCTTCACGCCGCTGATAACCGTCCCGTTTTGCAGCATATCCTTGAGATTCACGAGACAGCAGTTGTGCATATGCTGAGCAAAGTAGTCCTTGTCATGCACATGGATAATGCCCTGTCTATCCGCCTCCACAATGTCCTGAGGCAGAAAATATCTTTCTGTCAGATCTTTAGAGACGTATCCGGCCATATAGTCTCTCTGAACACTGTTGATGACCGGATCTTTATTGCTGTTTTCCTGAAGCGCTTCTTCGTTTGCCTGATCGATCAACGACAGAATCTCAGCATCTGTACTGTTTCCTTTACGAATTTTCTCTCGATCATAGCGATAACGAATATAATCTCTAGCTACGGTCGCATAGCCGTTTTCCATCAAGGCATCTTCAACCATGTCTTGAATTTCTTCGACATGGGGCGCTCGACCAAGCAACATGCATTGATCCTTTACACTGTCCGCAATCTTAGTAATATCACCGAATGGCATTCTATCTTTGCCTGCCCGAGTAATTGCTCCGGCAATCTTTGTTGCGTCGAACTCAACTTCAGTTCCGTTTCGTTTGATGACTTTCATTTAAAATACCCCTCCCGCATATTTGTAACTCGGCCGCCTGTAATTTCATACAAAGTAGCTCTCTTAACGTGATCTTTCCAACTCTTTGGAGCTTCTTTTTCCCGAATATCAAAATCAACTTTTTCAGTTTTGCTCCACTCTTTGAGCGTATCGATAATCTGGACGTAGCCCATGCCTGGTCCAGCATATTCCATATAGATTCTGGGATAGCTGTCGTCCGGATCGATGCTGCTGTAAAGCCTCATCGTATTGTCGAAATCTCCGAATCGCTTCAGAAAAGAAGAAAGGGGGATGAACTGTTTCAGATCATCCGCCCAAGCCTGAATTTCAAATTCTCTTTGCACGTTTACTCGACACCTCCACGCATACACCATATAAACACAGAACAGTACAAGCCATACAATCATAAGTGCCACCATTGCCGCATCCATGATCAATTAACCTCGCTTTCCAGAATCGCTTCATAATATCGCAGTGCCGTTCGAAGAACCGCCGTTTTACTCATTGTCCCCAGCTCCATGCAGTGGGTGAGAATATCTGCATCCTTTTCGGTCAGATAAAAACTTTCCCAGCCTGCTGTAACAGGGTTAATGTAGTCATTCTTTCCAGCGGTGGAAGAGACGATAGAACCATGAGTGCTCATTCTCCCATCTCGCTTTCTCAATCAGTTTGTCGAGTTCTGTTTTAGGTCTTCTGAAGGGAGCGCTCTGCACCATACCGGGAGCCACGTATTTTTCATAATACTCCCAATACTCTTTTGTTCCGTAGAATTGCTCATATGCCTCCCCGATCTTTGTAATGCTGTTTTCCTTCAGCAAGCCATTAACATGAAAGATCACCATAGCGCCATCAAAGGACACTAAATCCACTTCGGGGCTTGCTGTCCAGATCGAAGTCCACGATTCCATAAGGAATACCATCCTCCCTCATACCGGTCGTAATATACGGTTCAACCCTTGTCGGGCTTCCCCAGCCTACTTCGTCGCCCATATTGTTCGGCGTCAATTTGGGATTGTCCAGCGCTTCATAGTAATCGTTTAGCGAAGCATAATAACTTCCAAGGATTTTGTAGTTGACATCGTTAAACGCTTTCATGATCCGCTCATACGTAGACCAAAAATATCTTCCGCTGTACGCATCGAAGAAAAGAGACTCTCCGTCATGACTTTCTTTGGTCATCGCGGCAAGCTGATTGTTTTGCCTTTCTGCCCGCTCTTTCGCCACTTCATCCCGAATCTCTCGTTCCTTCTTTTCGCCGATTGTCTCGATTACTTTCGAACGATAATCTTTTGCCATGTTCTCAGAAAGGTTCAGGAGCGTTGTCAACGCGGCAGTCCGCTTCTTTGAAATATCATTGGACTTAAAACCACAGGCAATGCTCAGAGCAGTTGCCGCTACAGTCGGAACATACTCCGGTGCGACAGTCTTGATCGTCTCAACTGTACCTTCCGGCTTCTTTTCATCCACAAGCCGAACCGCCTTGACCGTTGCTTCGCCGCAAAGCACGACAGCAGCGATGGTTCCAATCGAGCTTGCTACAGAAAGAATCGTGGAGGCATGGGTCTTTCCGAAATGCCTGAGAACCTGAATACCAGTAGCGAACAAGTTTTTCATAGAGATTTCTCCTTTCAAAAATAAAAAAAAAGAAAGAGCCGAAGCTCCCTCTTACAGATAGCGAACCGTGTAATCCGTGACGTTCACTCTATGGCCGTTAAACGTGTCCGTCGCAGTATAATTCATTGCGCCGTCATCTTCTCGGCTGATAAAGTGAAAATCAACATAGTTACCGTTGGCCACCTCAAAAGGTACAGTCTTCGGACAATCTTCCTTTGTCATAACAGAATTTCCAAACAACACAGTCATCATTAAAGCAGCACAAATAACCAATTTCTTCATAGTCTTGTTCTCCTTTTAATATCATAATTGTGATTATGGTTTCTATTATAACCCTTGTATTTTCTGCGAGCAAAAAGAAAAGAGCCCACGTTTTCGTGAGCCCTCGTCTTAAAATATACTTTCGAGCCAATCTCCAAATTCGTCGAACATTTTTCCTACGAGTTTTAGCGCGAGCTTAAAGCCTTTCCAGCAGATAACAATACCAATACATCCTACCATCAGGCTCAAGGCTGCTGTCGCAATTCCCATAATAAAATCTCCTTTCGATTTTGAACAATGATTCTATTATAAGAATTGTAGATTTTGCGAATATGTTTACCACATTCCCGCCTGATGTCCGCAAAACGCAATCATAGCGATAAGTATTCCAATTCCCACAAACGCCATACCGGTATCATTATTCATCTTCTTTTCTTGGAACTTAATCTCTTGAATCTTAGCCTCATCGATGATCCGTTTCGTCTTACATGAGTTTTCATTGACGTTCACAGTTACCGTGACTTTATTACTTTTATCTATGGAGATTTTGGAGCCGCAGTAGGTACAGAAAAACGAATCGATGTTTTCGTCCACGGTAAGAACGGCTCCGCAGTTCGGGCAGGTTACGGATTTTGTTTTAGTCATATCGTTCCCCTCCAAGTCGAAAAATAAAAAACCCTTGTATGCTTCTAACATACGTCTCCGGTATTCCGGTGTCCTCCAATTAGACGATTATTGCGGGCTAACTTAGGACCCAATGCCTAAGCCTCCCACGGGTAAACTCCCAAAGTTCTCTATTATAGCCCTTGCTTTTTTTGCGAGCTAGTCTATATAGAATGTTTCAAGAATATATACCGTTGCTAGAATCCCTGTTACAAATCCTATGAATAAGCATACTGCATCCGAACTCATCCGTCAAGACCTCCTTACGAAAAATAAAAAAGAAAGAGACCATGTAGGTCTCCTTTAAAAAAGCATTCATAACCTAAGAATTGAACGCCCGTTGAATAGTCCTCTATAGGCTTCCATACACAGATTCAGCATGCGAGTCTTTTCACAATCTGGCATCGTACCAAATTTAATCGACTTTACATACTGATGTAACGCCTCGCAAATTTTACAATATGTATCCCGATCAATGCAATACAGAGGGTAGTCATCATGGTCATGAATTTCTCTATCTGTTAATACATAATATCTCTTTCCCAAAATTTCGATCTTTTTCATAAAGATCACCTCCTATAATAGAAGATGCTTTTCCTGCGAAAAAATAAAAAGAAAGAGCCCTTGTTAGAGCTCAATCTCTCAAATCATCAGGCATAGACCATTTCTGCGATTCTTGTGCCAAAGTAGTAGCTCACGTTCATCTTTGAAGCATCGATATCATAATGCGTAACACCAATCGGTCTTCCTTTTCGAACGTTGACACGATTATATTTCCGAATTAACTTCGAAAACATTCTTCGCTGATCCATCGTTTCAAAATAGAATCTGATCGGAGTATTAAATCCTTCCAACTCCACATCACAAGCGTATCCTACCGTATGGCAGATAATAACTTCCATAATAGTTTCCTCCTAATAATATTTCTATTATAGGAGCTGCAATTTTTGCGAATTATGAAAAGTGTTTCTTGCTGCTATAGTCTCGAATATCCGCCTTATAAAGTGGTTCTGGAGAATCTTCTGGTCCGCTCTTCACAACGATATCAGTCAGCTCAGCAAATTCTTTGACGCCCGAAAATTGATCGGTCATGATTTCGAGAAAAGCATCCAGAAATTTGTCACAGGACTTTTGCGAGCAAACCTTTTCGTCCACCATATTGAATCCGATCACCACTTCAAAATGCGCCTTTCTCATAGAATATACCTCTTTTCTTTCTAATTAGTAAAGCTTTACAAATATTACGCGTTGTGCTATAATATAATCAACAATTACGGGATAGAGGGGTTTCGATTGTATGGAACATGTTTTTCACATGGGGCTTCACTCTTTTGCGCCGCATCGAATAGACAATTACGGGCCGTCCCCTTTGCCAGACAAATATGCGATAACAGTTGATTTTATACCGCATAAAACTCGTTGGGACCCCAATCCAGACCTCGACGGCTATACTCCGCATTATCGTGATATCATCAGTTTTTGTTTAGCCGTTGACGTACCAGACGAGCTTGGCATTGTTCATGATTTTTCTGACGCTATGATCCGAAAAGGGCATAAGACAACTGACGGCAATGGAGAATATTGCTACATTATTGCACCTCAACTTTCGTGGAACATCATGCCGGGGCAAAGTACCGATTCGCTTCTGAATGACGCCATAAAGCAGATATCTTCCCTTCGCGCAGTCAACTTGGCTTATCCCGATAATGGTGAACGCAAAGTCATTCCGCTTTCGGTTACAAACTGGTGGGTAGCACACGGAAGTTTCCCGATAGAAGATAAATACAAATACGATGCTCGACATCAAGCATAAAAAGAAAGAGGGATTGTTAAAACCCCTCCTTTTTTTTTTAGAAAAACCAGCGTTTCTTTTTAGGTTTCTCGATATAGCCTGCTAACATGCCAAATGCCGCTATGGATGCGTCACTGATTTTATGGTAATCCAGCTTGTCCCACCAATGCGTATGGTCTCGGACAAACTTAGCCACCATTTCGTCTGTAATTTTTCCAACTCCCGGATAATCGGCATATCCGTCACTGTATCTCTTTTTAAACAAAGAAATCACTCCTTTCATTATAAGCCCTGCAATTTTCGCGAAAAAAAAAAGAGATGCCGTGTTTTCACAGCGATCTCTTCCGAGAGTTCCGTCCAAAATATTCATAGAATTGTTCAATCGCGGCCCAATTTGTTTTTGAGCACAGAATGAACCGGTCCGACAATATCTTCGTAGCGAAGGACCAACACTGTTGATAAAATTGAGCATCCGCATTTCAGAATCGTTTCACCATATTTCTGAAAGAACGTCTCCGGTACTGAATCGGTATCAAGTTTCTTGTCCTTGATTTCGTACAGTCCCTTCAAGCGTGCCGCCAGCTTCGGATAATTCTCCGAAAGCGGATCTTCCTCTTTTAACTTTTCAGTCAGTCTTTCGATCTCCAAGTCGATATCGTCCCGTTCGGGTTCCTGTGGTTCGTCAACTCGCAGTCCGATGATTTTTAAAATGTCCAATGATTTCTCCTTTCACGAACTCTCATTATAGGAAATGTTACTCCTGCGAAGGCTTACTAACCTTAAACGTCACGGAATCACGATTCGCCAGCGACTCCACCGGAACATTCAGCATGAGCTGATATACATCCTTATCCGCTTCCGGATCAGAGTGAATTTCAAGCGTACCTTCGCCCGAATAGTTCGCAGAAGAGATACCCAGAACCGCACCAAGGAAAATATCAATCGCGCTTAGCGTGCCGACAACCTCGCTGCCATATGGAAAGCCCCAAATCTTGGACAGCGCCGCATAAAGCGTGCCCGCAGCCGGAATGAAATACTGCGCAATCCACTTGATTACGTCGTAGGTTTTATTGTTCAGCGTCATTTTGCTACTCCTTTCGTATAAGAAGACTTATGAATTGGTAGGTTGTTGACTGCCTGCATGATTCGCTTTGCTGAGCCATTGCCGCCCATCTTTTCATATGGCTTATACAGGTATTCATACAAATTTTCGTATTCATCCTGCGTAATCCATCCACGCTCGACATACTGCATGCCAAGCCAGACAATTCGGTCGTGAGCCAGGCCGATCAGCATTTGCGTCTTTACATCTTTTTTATCCGTAATCTTTTGCATACACGTCCAGAATCCGGAAGATGCAATTACGGAGCAGATAATCGTGACAAAGATTTCCAATCGACTATCCACGCCATCACCTCCTATCCGATCATTCGTTCGAGTTCTCTTGGAATATATGCCCAAACTTCATCACCAAGGATAAAGTACATACTTTCAAATATCTTCATACCATAATCGGCTATGAAGTTGCATATCCATTCTTCCGCTTCTGTGCGGTACTCCGGCTCTACCATGCGATAAATGTCGTCGATCAGATGGAAGCTGAATAAAACGCAATGTCCGATCTCATGAATCAAAACACGATTTTTAAAGTGGCCAGTTAAGTGATTCGAAATATAAATCGATCCCGTTCGAGGGTCTGTCGTTGCCACGCTGAATCGTCCGTCTCGATCCATGAGAATCGGATCATCGGGGCTTACATGCTCAAGCTTCCATAAATATCCATTTAGTAGGAAGCTTTTCATTGCTTTTAGCCCGGCATTTCGCTGATGAGTTTTGTCAGATCCGTCTTGATACGCTTTTTGAGATCAGGATCGGCACTCTTATAGATTTCCCGAACAGTCTCCATCGTATCTGCGACGTGCTCATTAGCATGGCGAGTCATTTCGTCCTTATCCGTCTGCGAGTTAGTCATCGTGTAATGCCTCTTGGCAGACTGATATTCGTTGTAGGCCTGACCGTATCGAGGATGTTCGGTATGGCGGTCGCCCTCTCGAAGCATTTCCTCAAAACCGCCTTCACGATTCAGATGATCTTCGTAGTCATATGGATGAGGCTTTCTAAGCGGTCGCCTGTGATATCCACGCCGTCCGTATTCGTCTTCTTCCTCGAAATCGTCCATCGTCTCGATAAGCCTCGCATAATAGCAGGCCTTCCAACAGTCTTTTTTCGCCTCGGCAAGGTCTTTGATCATGTCGATCGCTTCGCCAAGCTCATGCGTATCAACCGTCTCGATCCCTTTAGCGAGCTCGCCCTTAACGGATTGAACAATATCATCGTAGATACCGCAAAGTTCTCTTACCTTGTCGTTCTCATACATCGTTGTTCACCTCCATTAGGATACTCGCGCAATGCGCAGATTCATGTTCGCAGCCAACAAGACCGGAACCGTACCGGTATTAACAATGCTCACGCGGTTGAGATCGCAGCACGTGTTCTTGACATATGTGCCGATGGCGATATTGTTGAAAGCATTTTCAGCAGCCGGAGTCGAAACGCCAACCGTTGCCGGAATTGCCACACCACCCAATGCAACTGCGAGCTGCACCGGCGTATTGGCAGCAGTGCCGCTCACGTTACCTGTAAAGTCGATTTTGTATGTTCCACCGATAGCACGAAGTTTAACCGAAGGAATCCCCTTCGTGAAACATTCGCCGCAGCCAGTATGCAACATCACCGTATCGAAGGTAACAGCCGCTCCGGGTTGGACAGTCTGAGCGGCAGAATTAGTGAGTTCAATCATAAATATACCTCCTAAAAGAGATAGGGAGAGATCCCCGCATTAGAAATCTCTCCCATTTTGATTTAGCTGTAATTCCCGCAGCAAGTCTGTCCGTTGTAGTTATACGGATTGGGCACAGTGTAAGCCGGAATCGGGCAAGGCTTCAGCTGAGCAATCAGATATTCGTTCTGATTCCGCTGAGATACCGCCAGATTCAGGCTATTGATAATCTGTGCCTGATCCGCGATCTTCTCGTCCTTACGAGCCAACTCGGAAGCCGTGAGACGATCCGAGATAGCACGGAAGTTCGCATTGTCGTTATCCATAATGTCTCGCGCCGCATTGGCAATACTGGTCGTGATCGCACAGGTATCAGTCGCCATCCGGTACTGGATTTCGGCCTGACCCTGACGATTCTCGCAGCAGCAATCGCCGAGCTGACGAGACAGCGCGTTTGTATCCTGCATCTGAGCGATGCCCATTTGTGTAATACCATTCTGGATGTTGTATCCGGTCTGCATGATGCTGGTATTGACACCATTCATCTGAGCAAGCTGATCGTAGCCGAGGGAGCAGATGCCGTTGTTGATGCCATCGAGTTTCGAGATAATCGTACTGGTATCGAAACCTCTCTGGACTTCACCGCTGCCGGAGCCGACGCCGCGATCCATGTAAACCACGGAAGGCATACCGTTATTATTGCCGTTCCGATTACCCCAGCCACCAAACAAGGCGAACAGAATAATCAGAACCCACCAGCCATTGTCGTTACCGCATCCATAACCGCCATTGAAGCCGCCGCCCATCATGTTGCCAATCGGAGCAGTCAAAGGAATACTGGGAATAGAAGAACCAAACATAGGATGACCTCCTAAAAATAAATATTAACAACAGAAAAGAGACCCTTCCGGCCGCGCGCTCCGTTAAAGTCTCTCTGCGTTGTTTCATTATTTCATTCGGTCTGTCATATCCCTTAGAGCGGGATATGAAGCTGATTCTTAAAGTATTCCGTGGCCATGCCGACCGCCTGTTCCTTTGAAACCCCATAAGTTTTACAAAGGTTCATGGCGATTTGCTGACCCTTTTGTGCATCTCCGCTCTGAATGACCTGAAGCATTTCCTGTGCTCTCGGGTTATTCGCGATATTCGAATTTTGCATTGCCATATTCAAAAGCATAGACATCGGGTTATTCATGAGCTACATCCTCCTTCTTCGGACTTCCATTTTGATGATTGGAACGGTTCGGGTTATAAGGTTTACCAAGCCGCTTTTCCAATCGAACAAGTCGTTCCAAAATATCGTCGAGCTTCTTTTCGGCATTAGAGCCTTCGACTTTATCGGATGTAGTGTCCGGTGCTGGAACAAAGACTCGACCTTCGATCAAGCCATTGCTACCCCACCATTTGACAAAAATTGCTTGCCCATCGTCTTTTGGAAAGAATGACACGCCGCCATCCATAACGATATCGTTTGGACGAATATCATTTTCGCTCGCCACTGACCGCCCTCTCAAATTGAGCTGACGGTTTTGGGAAGCGGGCTCCATGTATGGATTGACCGGAATCTGAATAGGCTGTTGAGGCATCTGATAAGGATACATTCCTTGATACCCCACTGGTCTATTATCCGGATATCGCTGCATATTGTGCTCTCCTTTCAAAGATTCAGTTCTTTACTCCTCAGCCAGTTCCGGGAGACCGGAATCCACCAGCAGCTCCTTCACCTGGGGCTTGAGCTTAGCCGGAACGTTCTTAAATTCGGTCTTGCCAAGGATTACGCGCTGCGCGAAAAACATTGCCATCATGATCTCACCTCCTTCACCCAAAAATAAAAGAAAGAGCCCCCAGAAGATGTCACGCATAGATGACCGCCGCCATTTCTGCAATGCAATCTTCAATGAACTCGTTTCTGTCCGTCAATGCCTGAATTCTGGCATTCGTTAGTGTTTTTTCTTTTTCTTCTTTGGATGGTTCCGGATCAGGTTGATTTGTATAATCGGTATCCATCTCAGTCTGCGTTCTCTGGACAACCATGCCGTCAACAAATTTGTAGCGATATACGCCTCGATCGTCGATGAGCGGATATGTCAAATAATTGTTCTGAGCATGATGATATCGATCTCCAGTACCGACATCAACAACCGTCCAACCCGTTTCATCTGAAATGAATGCATCAGAATTGATGGCTGTCACTCGACTTGCATCGTCAACCTGCACCAGTACCTTATAAAGCTCTTCGTCCATGCCATCCCTCCTTTACAGATCGGCAGAAATATCAATGTCGCCCTGCGGAGTAATTACGCCGGTGGCAATGCCTGTTACGGAAATATCGCATTTGACAATCGCACGATCCGCAGATGCCCGATGCAAAGTCGCTGTCGCGGTCGTCGAGCCCTGCTTATCCCCAAGCGTGTAATAAAATTTCGCACTCGTCGTTACTGTCGGAGTAATTCGCATTGCCGGTTGTAAAGGAATGAACGCGTATGCAACGCTACTTCCACAATATCCGGAAAAAGCATGAGTGTCAGCTTTGATTTTTTGGTAATATCGCAAACACTCGGCCAGTTCCGCCGCGTATCCCTTCGGCACATACGGTGGCAACGTTTCCGCTGTGTATTCACCCTCATACAGGGCTGCCCACTGAACGATTGCCGCCGTTCCCGTACTGTCGGTATCAGGCGAAATATAAATGTTCACCACTTCATCACCGGTTAGACCGCTGGGCTTCGTCACCTTTAGAACCAGCGTGCGCTCTACCGGATCGCCTTGAAAATAGCCGGGATCTCCAAAATTTACAGTACCGCTGCCGATATATGCATATAATCTGCATGCAACTGGAAAAATGCCATGCACCGCAAGCGTCATCGTATCAGCAAATCGTTTTGCTTCGATTCTCTGCTGGATACCAGCAACCCAGTTTGATTTGTCGGATACGACTTTCAAGCCATTCGAGGCAAGGGAAACCGTAGCGCCCGTTGTTCTATTCCAGCGATCGATTGCATACGCAGTCGAACCATGAAGGCCGCCGACTCCTGCCTGTGCAATCGGATTCAAAAAATCGCTGTTATCCAACAAGTTTGCAGGCTGAATATAATATTCCGGCATCTTTCCGCCGAGTCTGGCTGAATCGTATGCTTTATCGTTTTTACCAAGAAAATCACTCTTGATTTTTGCCCAGAGGTAAGTCAAACCACCTCCATCCAAATAAGCCATTCAGATCCTCCTTCGGTTATCTGTCCCAGCTGCCACCGGCATGAATGAACTTGCCAATGGCAATTCCAACGGCAAGTATTACGAGTGCTCCGATGATGATTGTTGCGATAACATTCATAAGCCAGGCTCCTTAACCCGCCTTAGCGATCAGCGCATCGATGCCCGTCTGAGTATCACCAATGTTTGCAAATTGAATATCCGTTCAAATTCATCTCCTTGCTATATGGAATAACGCAGAACCAATTACGCGATCAATTATCGTTTTTGTTTAGTTAGAACTAGCAAACTTTAGTTAATTAAATACCCTGTAAAAAAACTTCGTACTTGTGCATTGCTCTCTTATGCCCATCCTCGTTGAGGTGATAACTGTCTTTCATTGTCAATGTGTTTACCTGATAACTATTTGAAAAATCTAACGCGCCATTAACAGTATTATCAAAAACAGGTATTCCACCAAATTTTTCACAAACTTCATGAATTGCAGTTACGTATTGTTTACATATCTCAGTAGTTGCAAGTCCAGCATTTCTGATATATGGAGTAATAAAACAAATATTGCCTGACGGATATGTCTGTATTAGACGTTGACAAATCGCATTTAAAGCACCGTAAAAAGTTTGAGACGTTGCATCATCGATCGTTCCAAGAGGGCATTGGTCATTTCTTGCTATGTCGTTCGTTCCCCCAAAAACGATAATATAATCAGCCTCTACAGGATTATTAAGATTGTTCATTACTTTTGCATGAACACTGTCTGTATCTAAAAAAGTCGCGCCACTCATTGTCGTTGTTTTTCGAGTTATAGTAGTACCATTTTGCGCAAAATTGGTTAAAATCATGCCGTGCTTTTCAGCAAGAAGCTTTGTCCAAACGCTTTCTGGAATTGTGTGACCATATGCCATACTGTCTCCAAATACAACCAATTTTTTTTCATGTAATACGTCAATCAAATTACTCTTTGGTGTTTTGCGTTTGACTGCTTTTTTTCGAAAAACCTCAGGTTTTCCCTTGGAACTCAGTCGAGAGACATACAGCTTAGTCGCCCCTTCGGGAACAGTAACCTCAATATTTGTTTTATCTATGAGACCCGATAAAGATTCGTCATAATAATGATAAATGGTTTTATTTCTATCATCCGTAAAAGTAAATCCCCAAGAAGTTGTGGTATTCGCAACTGTTGACGAAATATATAAAGTCTCTCCAACTACTACATTTGTCAGTGTTGCAATGCTTGAATTAGATTGCTCTTGAATCGCAATATAAGTAGAAGTATATAATGTTTTTCCGTCCTCAACAATAGGATTCGTGTTGACAAGTTCTTCTGTTGTGGTAGTGTCAAAAACCGCATTGTCTATCTCACCTAAATCGTCCCTTAACTGATTAAGTTCGCCAGCAGGGGCCGCATCAATGTTTGATCTTGCCTGCGCCTTTTGTGTATCATCAAGTATCTGTGGCGTATACAGCACGGATTCCTGTGGCGCATTCGTGTCCTTATAATAAGGAACGCCACCCACAATCGGAACCGGAGTATAGCCGTGCACGTCCGTAACTGAACTCGTCGTCTTTACGCCACCCAGAGAGCTTCCGGCAGTCGGCAGAGTATACTTATTTGCGCCTTCCGCAATACCAGCCAACTTTTCCTTTTCGGCTGTGGTGAAGTCGTTAGTCGAAAGCTGCTTGTCGGCTACTTTGTCAACTTTTGTCGAATCATGCGGGTGAACGTGATCTCCACGGGCAAACGTGATTTCACTGCCTGCATTCGGAGTCCCGTTTTCCTTAGGTAGCGTATTACTGGCTACCGTGCCTTCCGGAACATCGTCGATCGTGATAAACTTACTGTCGTTTGTGAGCTGACTGACTTTGGTCGGAAGCACACTCCCCACATAAGTCTTGATCTTACCCCACAAATAAAGTACGCCATCGCCATTCAGAAATTTGCTCATTTCAATAGCTCCTCCAAATCTTCATTCGTCAGAGCTTTGACGTTACCGACACTCTCAGCAGCATCCTCTGCTCTTTTAGCTGCATCAGTCGCTTTCGTCGCGGCCTCCTCCGCTTTTTTTCGAGCGGCTTCTGCTTTTTCCATCCAGTCATCTATTCTGTCAGGTTTTTGCCCTCCATCGGGTAGACTTCTGCTAATTTCCATAGCTGCTACTGCCGTCTTGATCTTACTTCCTGTCGGAGATATCAACGACAGTTGCAGCTCGCCTCGACCTTCCTTAGCTGTGTCGGAATCGCTAATAGACCAATGCAATTTGTCGTCTATCGTCTCGGTTACAGCCGGATATGCTGCTTTTTCATCCGGAGGCCGAACTTTTAAAACGGCAGTCGCGCCTGGAAATTCAAGTAGAATATCATGGAGATCGACGATCAAAGTGCTTCGATCCTCTTCTCCAGCGTAGCCGAGCCATAAAACTCGTTTGCCAAATGTTTCAAAGGTCTCGTCTATGGATCGCATACTCATTCCCCCTCGGCAGATGCTATTGCGGAATCGATCGACTCATTAGTCAGGGGAACTATATCTCGATTCCGAAATTCGGTGTCGAGCACCTCGTCAATATTTTCGAGACTTCCTGTATCTCCGCGTGGGATCGTAAGCTTCAGTGCAATGCTTTTCCCCGTACCCGTTTGCTCAACTGCAACATTCGTTCCTGGTAAACCGGTTTTTACTGTGAATGTAATATTCGGAACAAAATCGTTATTGTTTAATTTTGTCTGAACTGTTTCGGCAGCGGCATTCGCATTACTGGTTGCTGTATTGGCATTGCTCGTTGCGGTATCAGCATTTGATGCAGCAGTATTTGCCTTAGAAGTTGCTTCATTAGCTTTGGCTGTTGCTGTATTGGCATTGTTGGTTGCAGTATCAGCATTTGACGCAGCAGTATTTGCTTTAGAAGTTGCTTCGTTTGCTTTGGTTGTTGCTGTATCAGCATTCGAAGCCGCTGTATCAGCCTTGGTTGCGGCATTGTTGGCTTTCGTTGTCGCCGCATTCGCATTACTGGTTGCTGTGCCAGCTTTTGTCGCCGCATCGTTAGCCAGTTTTGCTTTGGTGTCAGCATTTGACGCAGCGGTATTTGCTTTACTGGTCGCTGCATTGGCATTCGAAGCCGCTGTATCTGCTAAAGTTTTTGCATTACTGACGTCTGTATAGCATTGCTCGATCGAATCATGTATAGCGTCACGAACTTCTCGGCCATAAATAGCCGTTTTAATTTGAGCGAGGTATTCACTGATCTTACTCACGGAATCACTCCGTCCTGTTCCGACTCATCCAAGCGTCGAATCCATCAGGATAACGCTTTTTAAGTTTATCAACATTCATTTGAAAAACTTCCTGCATGGTAACTCCGAGTCCCTGACAGGCAAGTGCGATGTACCATGCGACGTCACCGAGTTCTTTCATGATGGCATCTTTATCAAGAATATGTCCCTGATAATTGGCTTTCTTTACGAGATCTGCCACTTCGCCAGCCTCTCCAGTCAAACCGAGAGCAGCATCGATAAGCATCTGCTGACGGTCCAGTTCCGGAGCAGTTCGCATAGCGGCACGATGATAGTCATTTACAGTCATTTACGGCTCCTTTCATTCTTCCATTTTGAATACGTCGATCAATACCATCGAGACGATTAGAACCAACATGATTAGCTCAAAAGTTTGTTCCACGTTCTCTTTCCCACAATGCCATCTGCTTTAAGCCCATTAGCTTCTTGGAAAGCCATAATAGCTTTGAGCGTCCGACTTGCATATTTTCCTGTAGCGGACAAGACATAACCTCTATTGATGAGCATCTGCTGCATAAGTTTTACATCATCACCCTGCATACCCCATTTGATGACTCTGTAATTTCCAACCGTAGATGCGACATCAGTTTTATCATCTTCTATCGGGTCAGGCACAGCCTCAACAGTAGGATAATTGACACCTTTGAGTTCGCCCCAACAATGCCATTGACTAAGTTTGCTCGTAGTCACGCCGTAAAGGGTGCTCTTGGCTTCGATAATAGTTTTGTCTCCGATATACAGACCGGTATGATAATAGTCATCGTCTCTGACTTTGAATACAGCAGTTCCAGGAAGAATCTTTGCCATGACCTCTTCGGTGAGTGTGCCTTTTGTCGTACACCACTTTCTCCACATCGTATTACTTCCGTGATACATCTTTCCGCCAAGTTGTTTAAATGCCCAAGAAAACAACCCACTGCAATCGGCTACTTTATGGCCAACCCACTGCTGGCCGTATTTGATGGCCATCTCATTTTTGGTATTATCTTGATCTTTTTGTGTCCATTCGCCGCCAGCTTTTCCAAGAATGTATCCCCAATTATTGTCGAGAGCATATTGAAACTTTTCGATAAGCTGCTCCGGTGTAATACTCATGAGCATTCCTCCTTTTTTTAGACATAAAAATAAGAGACCATGCTTTCATGATCTCTCGAGACGTATTCTATCTCCTCTATTATAGCATATGTTCTTGACGCGAGGCTATTCTTCCATTTTGAATTTTGATAAGCACCTGCCGTCAGTTTGCTTATGAAAATTAAACAGAATATTCGGCGCAAAATTGGTCGATTTTGTTCCTTGGTAAGGATGAGGTCGCCGGTTCGAATCCGGCCATCAGCTCCACGAAAAACCCTTGAGTTTCTTAGAAAACTTGAGGGTTTTCTTTTTATACTTCGACAAGGTTAGACCTCATCCGTCAGCTTTTGTTCCGTTTCGTGTTCCATAGACATTCATTTTTTCCTTTGCCTGCCTATACAACTCGGGTCGATATTTGACGTATCTTTGTTCCGTAACCTCCGTTTTTTGATGTCCAAGCAGCCTGGCGATCATGTCGATCGAAATGCCAGATTCACGCCATTCAGTTGCGCAAGTGTCTCGGAAGTCATGCGCAGAGTATTCCTTCACATCGCACATATCGCGAATTCGATCGAAAGCTTTCTTCGCTTCTGTATAGCTCATGGGCGTCTCCCGTTTTAAGTCTTTGTAGCTATACAGTATAAATCCGGTTTGCTCTCGCGGCGCTAACTCTGCCATGAGATTATTTGGAATTGGAATGTAGCGATCATGTCCATTCTTTGTGGACTTCACTTCCGGCAGATTTCGCTTTGGGTGTACGACCGCCCGTCGAATGTGGATATAGTCTCGCCCTACATCAATATCTTCCCAGCGTAGTCCAAGAACTTCTTCCATTCGCATACCCGTAGAGCATAACAGAGCCGCCATGCGACGTTCTCGCACGTCCATAATGGGGATACGTTCACGGACGGCAGCGATCTTCTCCGGCGGCAAAGCCTTATGATGCACGGTCGCTTTTCCTTCAATTTTAAGTCTGGAAGAATGCAGCGGATTCCTTTCAATATATCCGTCTTCTACAGCGCTGTCAAAAGCTGGAGACATGATGTTTTTAATCTTCAAGATAGTTTCTTTCGAGTATTCTTTCGCCAGTTCATTGAACCAAAGTTGAATATCCCCTGTGCTGATTGCATCGATAGGCACATCTCCAAACTTGGGAATGATGTGGTTCTTGATCATCCGATCCCGATTGACCATCGTTGAAGAGCACTGGTTCGACTTATAGGTACGAATATATTCCTTCAGATAATCTCCAAACTTTACTGTCTTTTCTCTTCCATTTTGATTTTCCGGCTCGGAGGACTCGAGCAACTTTCTGTAGTTCTCCAGCATATCTCCGATGTTTGCACCTGTTACCCAGCGTTCTTTTCCGTGGACTGTTACAAGTTGCTTCAGTCGTTTAGCCATATCATTTTCTCCTTGATCTGCGTCGAATATTCCGTTTTCAAGGAGCATAACGGTTAGCATCAGTGCCTGATACACCTCATCCATAGTGTACAGTCTAGCATTGCTCATGTCAACCTCCTCTATTTTTTTAGATTTTCCTTGACATTTACTGTGGCTGCGAGTATATTATCTCCGCTCTCATACAGAAGCCGCTCAAGGCTATCTTTCACAGAAAGGAGGTGATGCCATGAATTTAGGCTTCTCTTGCCCCGGTAAAAAGGGCAATACTGTCTACGGTACCGCAGCGTTGCTTCGGAAGATGACCGTCGATCTTGATACCGCTAAAAAGGTTCAGGAGGTAATGGATAATGAACAGAAGAAGGAACCCAGACCTTCTACTAAAGTCCAGTAATTTACTCTGGTTCGACCCTTGAGCGGCTTCTGTATGAGAACGAAAAATATCCGGCTGTCACGGTCTATTGCTAGGCTTGAATTCCGCACTCGATTATTTCGTTTCGCCAACTTCTGAAGAAGCGGTTTCTTTAGAAATCATATTGTTCAGAAACGTAATTGATGCGTAAAGCATGCTTAGATTCTGCTCGCCATGCACTTCAATGTTGTTTAAAGTCTTAATGACTTTCAGAATATCATTTTTTTCGACTTGCATATCAGTTCTCCCTCACAATCGCAATAGGCTCATAGACAAATTCGTGGAGATTGTCTGCATCCACCCCAAAGTCCAGATACATCCGTTTTACGCCGTAAACCTGAGCCATATGGTCTTCAAGGCGACAACCCGCCGACTGATAATAGCATGGTAGGAAGAAGCAGACGTCCGCCTGGCTCATGATCTCCGTGCATTTTGCCATATACTCAAGCGGCGTAAATTTAGAGGCATCGTAATCGTCAAAGTATGTCGGCAAAATCTCACAGTCGGGATAGTAGATCCGAGCGACTTTAATGCCGTTTTCTCGATCGATCTTGATCTGTTCTTTAGTCAGTCCTGCCATTGGTTGAGAAATATAGACTTTCATTGCACTTCCCCTATCAAATCTTTAATATAGTAGCAGTTGCCGTTGTGAGCGTTGCTTTTTTTAGACTCACTCTGGTTGCTTTGGAAGTATTGTAGAATCTCGGATTCGCGCTTGACGGTGCATATACCACTTGCTTACCAACAGTCGTTACCGAGCTTCCCTCTTGATACAAAACATCATCGTATTCGACCGCTGATACGGACTCTCCTCTTGGATAAACCGTTGTAGAGCTCGCCGTGTAGTATACCATTTTACGTGTTGCCGTTCGTTGATAAGTTCCACTGGATGCGGCTTCCAAATAGGTTTTTGTATCAGATGCGCCTTGCTTTGTAACACCGCCGGTGTTTCCTCTATAAAACGTATCGGGCCAATGTGCCACGCCTATCTTCTTCTCCGACGTTCCCGCCAAATAGATATTGCTGTTCGCTGCATTGTTTCCGTCAGAATCTATAAGACTGGACGCAGTATAGTCCATCCAAACCTGAGATGGCGTGTATCCAGTCCCATTCATATCTGTGATGGACGACGCGACGTAATTGGTATATAGGGTCGGCAGCTTATCGTAACCTTCGATTGCTCTATGTGCCATACCTTTCGGTGTGGCGAGGACTATCTCACCAAGAAAATACTTCCATTTTGAATTTTCTCAGGCCTGCCGCTTTGGCCGAAGCCTACTCCCCCGCCGGGGATAGTCTCTGAACATTACCCTGTTCGGGTCTTAGCTGCGCTGATTGTCCAATCCTTATCGATTTTTAGAGCATTCGCACTCAGGCTTCTTTCATCCTCATGCTGTAGCTGATAAGGCTCTAAGGAGTTCCCCGCAATTCAACAGGTCCGCGCCGAGAATTTAGTTGAAGGTGATTGTGTCTCCATAAGCTGGCGTGTATGTTGTTGGGACAAATGCCTCACTCGTTCGAAGAAACGTAACATACTTGTCACCTTCAAGATGAATCCCATAAGTTGACGCCTGCGTAAAATCGGTTACGACTTTGACTTGACCTTTAGTTACTGTGCTGCCGCCAAAGGTCATCGTTTTGACTTCCAAATATCCAATGTCCGCACTGTTCGTGGTGAGAGCAGCCGTCTTGACGTAGCCGCCATCAAGCAATTTGATAATCGCGCTTGAAGTGACAAGACTATCCACATATGCTTTTTTAGCATAAAGATTTTTGATATTGGTGATCTCACTGTTGATGTTGGTGATGTCCGTATCAATATCGAGAACGCTTTTCTTCAAACCGTCAATATCTTTGATCGACAGCTCGATGCTTCCGCGAACATCGTTAATTTCGTCGGACACGTCGGCTCGAATGGAACTGTCCGTCTGAGAGATTTTAGTCTCCAGACCTTCTTTGGTGTTCTTGATCTCGGATGTTAGAAGTTCTTCCGTCTGTGTAATCGTCGAAGACAGCGTGTTCAATTTGTTCTGAACGTTTCCAATGATCTTGCCGTCGCCAACCGTTAAAGCGGCAGTGATCTGCCCGAGTGTGCCCCCCGGCAGACTTTCGATATTGACCACCTTGTCCTTGATCGTAAGAACACCGTTCACCTCGGTGATGAACTTCTCAAGCAAACTTGCCGCCGCAGCACCGCCTGCACCGCTTCTCTTTGCAGATCTCGCTGTTGAGGATGTACTTGCGCTGCTGCCGGTGAGTGTTCGATCTTTCCGAAGTGTGATCTGGTTCGGATCAGTCAACGTATATTGGGTTTTGGAAGGGTCTTTGATGTTGATCTCGAGTACAGTGCAGATCAGGACTCTCTCGACACCATGAATGGGAGATTTTACTGTAATGGAATCGCCTAGATTAAATGGCCGAACCGTCGGATAGAATTGATGCAGGTCGATTGCTTTGATGCTCAATTTGGGAGGAATGCCTTTATAGTTATCGGTCATGTACTTCTCGGCTTTTTCCATCAAAGTTCCCGCATCTGTAATGTCACCGAAATCTTCAGTCTTTACGATTCGTCCATAGATAGCAATCGCTTCTGTATTTTCAAGATACTTCCCATTATGCGTGTACTTTTGGGAATCTCCAGCAGCTTCAATCGTAAGCTTGTCTTTTCCGATCGGAAGTAAAACTGTGAACAGATCTTCCCCTGTCTGCTCGTTCATCAAGTCAATCAGGTTCTGTCCAAATTCGATCGTTTGCGAAGACGTTGCATTGTAAGACTTCAAATAGTCGATGTATCGAACTCCATTTTCGTATCGAATTCGCAAATATCCGCCAAAGGAGTCGATCAAGTCAGACTGAATTGCGGAGAATGTTTCTCGATAATTGTCTTCGCCAAAGATATGCGACTCGGTCTTCTCGTCAATCTCAATACTTCCGACTGTGAACTTTTTCGTATCTTCGACTTGAGCATTGTGAGAATCAACGAGAAGCCGAAAATGCTCCTCGGCGGTTCTCGTCCCTTTTGATGGACCAAAAATGGAATCAACCAAATAGGCAAGCATTCCTTCACAATAAACCTTGCGCTGCTTATACGTATCGGCATTATTTCTTAGAACACGGCTTGAAAAAATCAGCTCTTCATCACGATATACGTCAATCCGCGTCTTCATGGTCGGAAGCTTATCGTAAAATGAATGTCTTGGAAGCATAGTGAATTCAACACTTCCGGCCTTGTTGACTTCCATTTTGATAATCGGACTGATCAGCTGATAATCGGGATCGGCCCAATCGCTAGCGAAAATGAGTTCGTCATTGGCATAGAGTCGATAATTCATTACAAACTACCTCCTCTATAATCGATACTGAGTGTTCCACTTCCGGAAATCGTAATTCTGTTTTCTCCGCTTCCGAATGTGATGCCATAGATCTTATGCGTCCCCTTCTTGATGGGAAAAGTCGATCCATTGAACACCGCAGTCATATCTGAAGTCGCCGTAAAGATGGGCGAAATACGGGCTTGCTCACCAACGATTGTAAACGTATACGTGCCGTTGATTTGAATGAGCTTGTAGTTCTGGATAATACCCGTTTCAAAATTGAACGTGTCCCAAATCCATTCATCCAATGTTCCGATGACATTGTACTTGTACGGATCAACGTCGTAGTTGATTACTATGGAAGAATGTTTTTCCGAAGACTTCCATGCATCAACTGAGAAACGCCCTTCGTAGAAATAGGTGGGGTCATCCGTAAGAATTGCCCGTAAGAACTGCCCATGCAGATAATTCGATATCTCGGAATAAACCGTAGCCCAGTTCTTCCAGTCCGGGTCAACCACAAATTCAAAGGAACCGTTTCGATTTTTAAAAAGAGGATACCCGGAAAGAATTTCTGAAATGTCGATTCCGCCATTCATTCCGGGTATATCGATGAAGTTTGTCTTCACTTCCGGTGGATTAAAAACGGGACGGGAAGCGGGAATAAGGTGCCAATCTTTCCAGCTATCCTTATTCCCAAAGATAACCGAGTGCTCTCCATCGTATTGACTTACGTACATCAGTTACCCCTTCCTTTCATAATCGTTCTTTCTCCCAAAGTTTTGTCTATATCACCAGCGATTTGACCCACGAGCGCTCCACTGTCGAGTACAACCTGCATCCTCGCAATTCTTTGGCCTAGTTCTTCGATCTGATTATTCACGTTGCCAATCGCGTTCACGATGGATGTATAGTCACTTCCATTTTGATTCGGAATGGACTGCTCGGTCCGATCGGCAAGTCGAACTGTATTAACGCCATTAAGCGTAATCGCTCTGCCTCCGAAAAGGCTGTTGATTCCACCGATTCCGGACTGAATATTGCTTGCATCGAGCACAGGCGTGATCGTTGGCGCAAGACTCATATCTGAAGACATAACTTCGCTGACTTTGGCAACGATTCCCTTAGCAGTATCGACGGCATTCTGACTGGACTCTCTCGCAGCATCGCTGACAAGATTGGCATAATGGTTCAAACCGTTAGCCATGCCCATATCCCAATACATGCCGAGTTCCGCGCCAATTCGGGAAGGACTGTTGATCGCCAAAGTTTGCCGTGAAGCTTTGACGGCGACGGAAGCAACGTATCTGGCAGCATTTGCCACACGCCAGTCTCCACTAAGAATACCATTGGCCAACCCCATGTCAAGGTATTCGCCTGCCGAATGGAAATCCGTATAGTAGTTTCGCAGTTCAGTTGTCATGGAAGAAATCAAAGAAGTGATTCCCGTTGTAATACTCGTCATGACGCTGGACGTAAAGATCCCGTCTTTGAATTTCTTTCCGAGCGATTCAAGCGAATCGGAATCGACTAGCGAAAGATCCTTCAAAGCGTTTGTAGCAGATCCGACAATTCCGGAATTGAACCCTGCGAGATCATCAGAGAATAGTTTAAGCTTTTCGCCAATACCTCCGCCTTTACCGTCATGAAGACTGCTTACGAACGTTTGAAGCTGAAGCACGTTACCAGCAAGATTCAAGTTGGTGTCAGCGACGGCCAGCTTTTGCAGAATTGTCGCCGCCTGGGAAGCAGCAGTTGTGTTCTTTACGCCGTCGAGCGCTTTGCAGAAAGCTGCAAGGCCTGTTCCGAGCGGTTCAAGGTTATTGCCAAGATCAGATAGATTTTGATCGCCCGTAAACCATGCCAGAACGCCTCCGTGATTGGTGAGTCCTCGATCAATGGCTGCAAAGATTGAAAGCGCATTTGCGGCGGATGTTACCTTCCCCGAATCGACATTCTTCGTTTTTTCGGAGAAATTGTAAAGCCCTTCACCTATGGCATTAACACCAGTTGCAAAGCTGGTAAGCGAGGAATCGCCTGTGAAAAAGCCGAATAGGCTCCCATGATTGCGGAGCCCCCACTCAAGCGTGCTCAGCAACCGAAGCGAACCGATGGCGTTTGCTACCTTGTTTGAATCAATACCGCTGGTTTTTTCGGCAAAAGCAGCAAGACCGCCGCCGATATCAGCCACGGAAACTGAGAAGGTATCAAGACTGGAAATACCTGTAATGGTCTCGAAAATACCGCCATGATTCTTGAGCGTCGTCTCCAGTTCACTGAGCATGCCTAAAGACACGATGGCATTGTTCACGTCGTCTCGATTGACTCCGGATGCGCTGTTACCGAAAGAAACCAACGCTCCTCCAAGCGAAACCAGTCGCGCAGAGAATATACTCATCGAGTTTTCTTCAGGCAAAGCGCTGAGTCTTGTCGTCAGATTATCCGGAAGATTCTCTATAAGAGAAGACAGCAACGCGGTCGCATTTTGCACTCGTGCATCGGCTTCCTCTCCGTTTAATCCGGAATCGGCGGCAGCAAAGAGCGTAAGCGCGCCGCCCAGATCGGTAATATAGCCGATAAAATCCTGAATATTGGCGAATTCTGTTGTGCTGACTTGTGCGAGAATATCAAGCAGGCTCCAGATCGCTTCAACCCTCGGTGCAATCGATTCGCTCGTCACGCCGTCTGAATTGGCGATAAACAAACCAAGTGCTGCGCCTATCTGGCTCAAATTGCCGGAGAAGGTGATAAGCGTCGTGCCATCAGAAGCGGGAACAGACGTCACAAGGCTGAACAGCGTCTCAAATATCTGTTTCAGTTCGTCAACGCGATCGCTGTCTATACCGTCCATTGAGCTCGCAAAGCCGGATATCATGCCGCCTGCCAATTCGAGAGCGCTTGAAAGCTGAACCAAGGCGCCTGAGATGCTGTCGGACACCAAATCAAGAACCATCCCAAAGACAGCCCCCAAAGCAAGAACACCGACTGACAGAAGTCCAATAGCTTTGAGGCCAGACATGAATGGAACAGTAGCAAGAATGGTCATAGCATTTGCAAGTGCTAAAACGACAGCGGATAGGCCGACACTGAATGCCGCAATGGTTTGCCATGGAACATCTTTGATATAATCAATGCAGCCTGCAAAAACAACCATGACGGCAGCCATGGCAATGATAGCGGGAAGGGCTTTCTTTGGATCGCTTTCTTCGGCCAGCTTCAAGAATGCGCCCAAACTGAGCATAACGGCGACCAGACCGCCAATGCCCTTTATAAGGGTCCCCGTATCAAGGCTTCCAAGAATAGCGATAGACGCAACGAGAACAAGTATTCCAATGGCCAGGCCTTTGATGTCACCCGCGGATTTTTCGAGACCAAGGGTTTTGACTGCAAATAAGAACGCTGCTATTCCACCAAGAATGACCGCCATAAATCCCATACCTTGCCAAATTTTTCTGGCATCTAAGTAGCCAAAAATGGCAATAGAAGCAGTCAACATCAAGATTCCCTTCGCGAGATTTTCGATCTCACCAGCAGATTTATCGAGACCGAGGGTTTTGACTGCGAACAAGAAACCCGTTATACCTCCAATAATGGCCGCCATGAACCCCATGCCTTGCCAAATCTTTCCAGCATCTAAGTAGCCTAAGATCAGAATCGATCCGGCCAACATTAAAATAGCTTCGCCGATGCCTTTAATCTGGTCACCAACCTTAGCGGTATCGGGGAACTTCTTACTCAAAACGCCAAACGCCGCAGCAATTCCGATCAAGGAAGCTGCAATCGCTGCTGTGACAATTCCGCCCTGTGTTAGAGCGCCAGCATCCATAGTGCCGATCAGGTAGATCGCTCCAGCAACCATCAGAATTGCTCCTGCCATCTTGAGGAAAGTGTCGCCAATCGAATCGGCGTTCTCCATCTTCTTGGCCTGTGCGAGCTTCTTAAATCCCTTGGCTATGTTATCGGCTGCACTGGTCAAGCCAAGAATTGCTTTCGCCATCGTAATACCTTTGTACAGACGCATGACGGTCAGCCCCGTATCGATTGCATAAGTGAATGCGGGCGTGACGTAATCGGCAATCTTCTGAAATATATTTGCGACGGCTTCACCAAATCGTTCGATGTAATCACCGATAGTATCCAACGTGCTGGCTGCTTTTTCGAGTGCATCCCCCTCATTTTGAAGCTCGGCGGTATCCTCCTCGGCCAAGGCCTTCGGAAACAGCCAATCGATAATCGGATCGAAGAGACCTTTTGTCGTTTCCGTTTCGGCAGGCTTGATAAGCTCGCTGATCGTAGTCTTTATGGTTTCGATGAAACCGAGAACGGACTCCTTAACGCGTGTGAATTCCTCAGATTGGGCGATAGAATCGATTCCGTCGGCGATTCCATTAAAAAGATTGGCAAAGAATATCTTGATTCGATCGAAATAGCTGCGTTTGCCATCCGCACCAGACACGGCATCCAGATCGTCTTGCCCTATAAAGATTCCTTCGATCCATGTAAAGATATCGAGAAAAGGCTGCAAACGCTTGAATAGCTTCTCTTTAAATCCGGAGGCATCGCTTGTATCAATCAGGAAGAATTGCTCTATAGCATCGACAAACTTTTGCGCAAATTCGCGAATTACCCCAACGATTCCATATCCACCCGTGCTCTTGAGTTCTTCCCCAAACCCTTTAAGCCAAACCCATCCGGCAGAGATCTTCTCAACAAAAGCAGCGAATAGACTGGATTCTTTGACAGCACTCCGAATCCCCTTAAAGCTTTCCCACAGGAATTGAATCGTGTCAGCCAGTCCCCGAATGATAGGCGTAAGGAATCCGACGATAGCATCCATACCATTCTTGAATGTCTCACCCTGTTTGAGCGCCTCATCCTGTCCGACAATCCAATCTGCAATCTCTGCCAGAATATCAGTAAAAACGTCGGCAAGTGGCTTCATAGCCGGAATCAGCCTCATTATGCCATACCCAATCGCTGAAAGAGATTGTTTCACAATATCAACGACCGCTGCGAATCCTTGAACGATCTTCGTCAGCTTTTCGTAGATTGTTAAAGTCGAATATACGGACTCGCCAGCCTCTTCTGCTGCATCCCCGGTTTCTTTGAGTCCCTCGCCAGCCTCATCGGTTGCCTCTTTGGTTCCGCTAATCGCGGCTTCTACCGCATCCGCCGCATCCCAATAGGCATTCCATGCCGCTAAATATCCGGCACTCCATTTTTTGCCATCCGCCCAATCGCGTTTTTTGCCTTCCTGAAGTCGAGCTTGAGCGGTGGAATTCAACTTGTTATACGCGTCGTATTGCTTCTTAATTAGATCGACCGGAATTCCGAGCTTTGCGGCTTGATATTTCGCCCAGGTGTCGAAGTTACTTTTTCTACTCCATGCTCGAATAAGCGGAAGCGCAACGTCGCTGTTTTTATCTGCCCACTTTTTCATCCAGTCGGGCATGGCGTCGTATATCTTTTTGGCTTCCTCGGCATCCGCCTCTGCTGCCCCTGATACGAGATTGGTTTCCGATACTCCGCTGTCGGCTCCGGTTATTGCATCGATCGTTTCCTGAACCGTATCTTTGAAGCCCTCAATAAAACCGATTGCATTCTTGATTTGAAGCGTAAAGTTTTCAAATCTTTGAGTCAGTTCGACCAATCGCTCCCCCGTCATGGGAGGAATGATTGATTTGAAAGCCTGGTCGGCAATATCGGCAATCGCAGAAATAACGTCATAAAGATTCTGAAATGCGCTGAGCAGGCTGGATCGTCCGCCGTTTTCATACCAGAATTTCAAAATCTCATTTCGCGTCTCACCACTAGCTGCGAACACGTCCCAAAGAACCTCTGTAACTTTTGTCCAAAGCTCAATGGCCTCATCGATGTTACCAAAAATATACTGGAAAGTGTGCATCCATTGGCTGCTTACGGCATCTTTGGTAGCATCCAAAGCATCCTTAAACGTTTTCGACTGCTGCGCCGCTTCAAAAGACTTCTTTCCCAGCTCATCTGTGCTGTCTGAGAGACGATCCATTGCTTCGGAAGCCAGAATGCCTTCGGTTTGGCACATATCATAAATCTGATTGGTATAGTCGGAGTATTTCTTGAGCGTTGCAATCAGGACGTCGGAGGTAAACCACTGTTTGCTCAAAGTTTCACTAAAGTTTCGCGTTGTTACTGCCGTCTTCTTATTGCTGGTCATAACCTTGCCATTGACTTTAACCAGCTTGCCCATTTCGATGGCCGTATCAATAGCCGTCTGCTTAAATTCTTGTGTTGCCATGTTGGCATTTTCAATGCTTCGCCAATCCATGAGCTTCATACTGCCGACGCCAATCGCCTGGCTAATGTTATACATAGCTCTGGCTGCGGCAGTTGCATTTTGACCAGAAACGGCTGCCCAGTTTGCAATGCCCATCATTGCATCGACACTCTCGTCGAGATCAATACCGGCGGATGTAAACTTGCCGATGTTGTTTGTCATATCCGACATGTTGTAACTGGTTTCATCCGTAAACCAGTTCAGTTTGTCGAGTTTTTCCTGAACTTCATCAGCCGTCTTGCCGGTTGCCGCCATGATGGTTTTGGTCGAAGTCATGATCGATTCATACTTCGAAAAACCTTCGCTAATCTGGTCGATGCTGAGGGATTTTGCAATGCTCGTCGCATAGGAGGTGATTTGGCTCGTCACTGTAGCCAGTGCGGAAGTCGACATCGTTTCAAACGCATTGAATCCTCGTCCCGCTGTCTGCAAGGCCGTATCAAGGCTGGAAAGACTGACGCTTGAAAGATCGTCAAATGCCTTACCTAGTTTCCGGGTGCTCTCTGCGGAGTCATCCAGTTTCAAACTTTCCTTGAGATTCTTGAGCGACTTGGTGCTCTGTTTAATGCCTCGCTCGAACTGATCATTTTGAAATTGCATCTCAACGACGCGTTCGTCGATTGCTCTGCTCAAGCCGAGATTACCTCCTTCCATGCGCTGTTCGCGATTTCATCAAAAACGGGTTTCAGCGCAGGATTGATGTAATCGATTCCCTTAACGTATCCTCCGTTTCTGGTTCCGTGTCCATATTGCAGGATCACGGCGATGTTCACGTTCTTGTTGGCGTTGCTGTTCTTCCAAGAAATAACGACGTTACCGGATTCCTCTCGAATTTCGTAGCTCCAGCTTTCGGATGTCTTTCCCGTATCTTTGGGCGTCGCATTCCGAAGAGCTTCTACGCCCTGTTCGCCATATTGAGCAAGTTTCTTCATCCAGACCCGCTTGGTCATAGCCTTGAGAAACTTATCCAAATGATCGAAATTGCCCTTATGTCGAATTTTGATTACGGTTGCCACGTCATCATCCCCTTGATCCGAAGCGCTTTTTATTCGCCGCATTGATGGATGCATTGCGTTTTGCGGCTTCTTTTTTGCTCATCTTTTTGGGCGGCTGGCTCTTGATTGCGCAGACATGAATCAACGTAAGCAGCCGATTGAGGTGCCACTTTTCGCATTCGAACGGAATGTTCAGCGCCGTCATCTGATAATATAAAATTTCAGCCGTAGTTTTTTTGGATTGCCGTCCTGTCTGCTTCTCCGGGCCGAATGTGGTAGCCGTCATCGGGTCATCGATGTAAGCATTTACCTGTTCGAGCATCTTCGTATCGATAGCCAGATAAACGAGAGGATCAACCTTTCCGATCGTCATACAGCGAATATAATCGACACTTTCCTCATAGGTTTTGGGCGTCTTGCTGATGAAGGGTTTCTTCCATTTGCTCTCCCATTTTGAAAGAGAAATGAGCGAGTGCTCGAGCTGCAAGACCGTAGGCTTCACCGAAATGAACTCGCTCGTCGCTTCGTTGAAAAATTCTCTTCCGGGTATTGTCAGTTCAAGCATCTCGCGTCACCCTTACTTGAGAACAGCAGGCGGAACGGGAGAACCCTCGTTCTTCTGAACCTGCGGCACAATCGCGTTGACGAAATCGATTTGCTTCTGCGGATCGGTAAAGAGCGACATCATGAAATCACTATACATCTGCGTCTGGGCGAAATCTTCGGAAACCTTATGACCGTCAATGACCTTGATAAACCGCTTACCGTCCGCACTCTTAATGCCATACGCCTTTAGGATAATAGTTCTGAACATCTCCGCCAGCTTTACCTTGTCCTTTTCAGCGACAATCTTTTCAAGCAGCTTCTGCATGCCGCCCTCGGTCGTCAGTTCCCATTCAAGCAGTTCTGCCTGCGTCAGATTAAAGCGAAGCTCTTCCTCGTGCTCGTTGCCGTCAAAGTCGGTATACGTCATTTTTTCGCAATACATAAAATTGGTCTCTCCTTTCAAATTGTGGCGTTAAGCCTTATACTTCCTTAAACATCTCCATGATCTCATCCGGAAGCGGCAGCTCCGGTTCGGTGTTTTCAGTGCCATAAAGCTTCTCAAGCAGGGTTGCCAGTGCGGTCTTACCCTTCTCGCTCAGTTTGGTCGTATCAATCGTAATCTTGGAGGTTGGCTTATGACCCGTGCAGGAAACCGGAGTTGTATCGAAATCCCAGTTCATCGTTCCAGCGTCCGGGCTATCGTTGATTGTGTCATGCGACTTCTCACTCGGGGAAACCGTCGCATTGTATACCAGATGCAGCTTGTATTCGTCATCGTTTACGCCCAGTTCATCGCTGCCGATCATCGTTCGATAACAGAGGGAGAACGGCTTGCGAATCTGCTGGCCGATATAGACACCCTTCGCCGAAGTATACGCACCGTCGCATTCCTCAAATTCGGGCGGATACATATAGGCCTCGATCGAACCACCATAGGTTTCAGCGCTTCGCATGGATGCATACTTGATGTCATCTGCATAAATATCATTGGCTTCTGCGCCATCCGGGCTCTCCGTGATGTTTGAGATGCCATTCCAGGCAACGCCGTTCGTCCACTTATTCTCGGCTTTCTTGTACAGCACACAGTTGCGAACGCCAGCTTCAAAAAATCGCTGACCGTCAGCGTCAAAAACAATTTTCATTACAACGTTTCCTCCTTGCAAAGGACATAAAAATATCCGTAGAGGATGTGCAGTCCCCTACGGATCAGTAGTAGATGGTAAATGGGTAATGGTTGAGACTGTCTGCCGGATATGGCTTCTGAAACGCGCAAAAGGGCAGCTTCCGAAGCTTATCCAGAAGCGGTGTGTCGGGGTTTGCGTCGATCAATATGCCGTCATATCCGCGCCCCATCAAATACGGCTTGTCGTCCGCATGCTGAACGGGCAGCTTAGACAGGTCATAAATGATGCAGGGATATTTCAGCTTGACCGATTCAGGCGGCTGAAAGTATACGTTCTTTGAGCCGAGAATCGTTTCAAAAACCTGGTGAAGGTCAACTCTCCGCCCCATTGTAAACGCCTCCAATCGTCAGGATCAGCCGGGGCGTCTTGTCCTCGACATTCGTAACCTCCCACTTTCGGCCTCGCCACTGGACATATCGAATTTCGGAAAAGTGGTCGTAAGCGTAGCCATCGGCGACAATACTGATGGAGTTATTCACATTCAGATTCTTGTTCAGCTGATCGCTTGCCATCTCCCAGCGTCGGGTATTTCGGAGAACGTCGCCGTAATAGTTTCGCTCCGTGATCTTTTCCACCCATACGCCGGGGGATTCCGTCTCTACGGTCTCGGCATAGCCCACGACACCATAGAACTTATTCATCAGGAGGCCGTGTAAAGCTCCCTGGTGTGGCATTCGATGACTTCCAGCAGGTCTTCCGCGCCATCCGTAGCGGTGACGGACTTTGCCTTGCCGTAGGCAATGACAATCGGGGAATGACCGTTCTCGTCAGCCTTGGTCAAATCAAACGCCATGCTCGTCGGCTTGTAGAAGGCGGGCGCATCTTCATCATTCTCGCAAATCAGCATCGTGCCGGAAATAAAGTCGCCGTAAACCTCCTCGGCCGGAGCCGCCAGTTCCTGATAATTCGGCGTACCGGTAGAAGGAGCCTTATACAGACCCTTAACCAGAATCACGGCGTCCTTCGTGTTATCCTTGATGGCCGTATACATGGACGCGCTGACGTACTTATGGACGAGATCGCCGTAAATCTTATGCTTGTCCATGCTGCCCGGAACGAGCTTGTTATACCATTCGGGATTCTTTGCAGTCATAACCATTTACCTCCCATTTTGATTTCAGCCAGCAGCTTCAACGGACTCAATCGCCATAGCGGAGTACGGCTTGATCAGCGCGCCGGAGCAGCGAGTTTCAATCAGATACTTCATAGCGTTGAAGTCAATATCAAAGTCGTCGAACATCCTCACCGCACCGCCATTGTCAGCACCTACGTTGTAGTCGTTCAGGTTGACAATCAGACCGAGCAGATTATGCATCTCGACCTTGCCATTGTTGTTGACCTCACGAGACAGCCCTTCCATCGTCGGGACAGTCACGATCTCCTTAACGCGAAGAACCGTCTTCAGCTTCTCCATCGTGTCGTAAATCACGCGGCCTGTGGTGTCCTCAATCAGCAGCATGTCCGTCACGACGTCCTCGGTCGTATAGAAAGTCGGATCGCCGGAACCACGATAGTTCTTGCGGCTCTTGATGATGGCGCGAATGGTCGCCTTGGCGCGATCGGAATCGGAAGCGTTCTGAGCAACCGTTACCGGAACCTTGATGGTAAACAGATCGGAATCCGTCCAAACCGGACGGATGTGATCCTCGGCGATCTTATCGTCGCTGGAAGACAGACGGCCGTCACCCGTCAGAATCGCACGAGCGCATTCCTCTTCGAGCATCATCCGCATTTCCATCTTCAGCCAGGCAATCACGTCAAAGTCGGTAATGTCCAGCACGTCGTCGCGATCCATCTTCTGCTTCTTGTAGATGGTCGTCGGATCGGTGGTTCGCTTGAGCAGGCTGAAGACTTCTTCCTTCTTGAACTTGCCCTTGATGTAGCCCTTCGCGCGAGCCTCATCCTCTGTCAGATCAGCAAACATCGACTTGACGCGGGAGAACGGGGTGCGGTGAACGGCATTCATAACCTTCGCCACCCAGTCATCCTTGCGCTTGATGAACTCAGGCGGGGTATTCAGATTATGCGGTTCCGGGAACAGCATACCGACATCCTCGATGCCATGTGCCAGAGCCGCCTCCTTGAGCGATCCGCAGCGCTTGCCGTCGCCGAGAATTTCGACAAACTCGGCATGAGTCAGGGTTTTCTCCGGGGTATCGTTTTCAAAGACATTATGCTTCACTTCGCTGTCCTCCTTGTTATCGTCGGCCCCGCCTTCTCCCTTGGAGTCCATAGCCTGACCGACCAAATAGTACACGACGTCCTTCTGTTCCTCATTGAGGGTATTGAAGACATCCTTAACCGTCTTTTCCTTATTGCTGTCTGCCATTTTCTTCTCTTCTTCCGGCTCGTCGGCGTGCTCTAGCGAAATATCCATGTTCGTGTAGATGCGCGCTTCCGTCGCCGCGTCCTCGCCGTGCTGAATGTCCATGTAGTCAATCAAAGCACCAGGATTCGCGCCAGCAAGCACAAGGCTGACTTCTTTGATTGAGCCGTGGAGAACATCGCCGTGATCCTGTTTCAGACCATTGGCGTAGATCGAAAGGGCACAAATATCGCCATGCCGGATCAGCTCCTTAGCATGGCGTGCGGTATCGGTGTTGTTAAACGTGCAGTAGGCGTACACGCCTTCATCCTTATTTTGAAGGAGCGCGTGTCCGAGCACGTTTTCGGGGTTACTGTGGCTGTGCTGCCAAACCAGCGGAACAGTGCGGCCGTCATCACCCGCAAAAGCATTGCGTCGAATCGTTCGACCATCACTGCATCGGAGATCGTTCTTGGTTGCCCAGCCGCTAAAGTCGTATTTACTCATTGGGTCTCCTTTCTTGAGTTTGAATCTGTTCGTTTGCTTCTTCCTCAATCACCTGATCGGAAGCATTGAGGTTTTTGTTGCGCAGCTTGTCCGCATCCGGGTCTTCCGAAGGCTTGAAGCCGATAATCTGCCGGATTTCATTCGAGCTGAGAATTGCATTGCGCGTGAGCTTGTCTGCCGTCTCCGCGATCTGATCTGCAGGCATGAGTTTGAATGGCTCACGGAAGAATGCAATAACCTGCCCTTGAGATCGGGCAGTTTTGGTCAGGAATTTTCGCTTCATCTCATCTGCAATCGCAGAAAGAATCGGCTCAATGGTTCGGTTATAGTAGTTAAGCATGGTCTTTTCATCGGCCGTTCCATCGAGAACCGTCGTTGTCATGCTCAACTGGCTATAAACCATGTTTGTCAGATACTCGATTTGACTCATCAGGTTATTCTCAAGCGAACGGTTGAGCTGAACGACTTTTTCCGTACCGTCCGTATAAGCGATTCCATACTTGCTTCCAGCCAGCTGCATTTCGATGTCTTTTCGCCGCTGCTCTGCCTGAGCTTTGCGAGCCTCGGATTTTACGACGTAGGGCAGCTGAATAATTAGGTCCAGCTTTCCAGCGCCGTTCTGTTCATCGATCTGATCAAGTAGATTAAGCTTTCGAACAAGCCGCTGCATGGTTGAGTTGGGTTCATTCATCACGGCAAAGAATGGATTCTCGATAATGGCGACGGACTTTTTGGGGAGTATAATATCTTCCTTGATGCCTGTCTGTTCATTGTAAAGATTTACTCTGACGTGCTGGGGGAACCAATCCACAATCTTGCCAACCCGCATCGAAATGACGTCAAATGCGTTACTTCCGATCTTCGTAATATCATTCGTAGTGTCCACAGGGACAATCGCAACGCAGCCCTCGTCCAGCATCGACTGAATCACATCCTGCATGAAAGCACGTCCTGTCTGGTCGATGTTGGCAGAAACGGTCAGACACTCATTCAGACCGCTTTTTCGGGCAAATAAAAAACGGCCATCGTCGTCGAGCTGTACATGCTCAAACAACGTGGCCGCCGCATCGATTGAAATTCTGGTGTAGATGGCGGAGACAATCGATCGCTCATTGCCTCTCGTATATCGAGGTCGATCTGGTCGAGTTCCGCCGTAATACCCTCCGTATTGAACCTTCGGAGGGTCTTTATTCAGGAATGCATTCCATCCATGCTGTAGTTTATCTAAGAAGTTCATTTATCTTTTTCGTCAGAGACAACTTCGATGCTGAGAATATCGGATTCGTCGAAATCAAAAACTCGCCCATCAGGAAAATCGACAATGATTGAGTTTTCACCGTTCTCGTTTTCATCCCCAGGACTGAAATAGTAGACGAAGCCAAAAAATTCTTCGCCATCAATCGTGACGATCCGAACGTTTTTTCCGTCATACTTCTCCAGATGCATAATCAATCACTCCTTATTTCTCGCCGGAATAATATGCGCTCCGGCTTTTCCATAATGGATGATTCCATATCGAGTCTTGGATTCCTGCCTAGTTTCTTCATCGACATATATTCCAAATACTCTGGAAGCTCTGACCCTTTCTTTGTTATTAAATTCGCCATGTCTATTTGTGAGTGCCTTCCCAGTTCCATATAGATCAGAAATCAGGGTCTGGCAGTCCTTGAGATTGCCCAGTATATAGCTCTTTCCCACTTCGAAATTATGACTGCCCTTTATATGCTTCGTCTGATTACTGACATTCACTTTAACCGAAATCTTTCCGGCTTCAAGGGCTTGCATTACCTCTGAATTGGGATTGCGTTTATGATGGGTTTCTCGATTATCCCTGCATCGTTCTCGACCTTTAGCTGTAAGCGTTCCATCTGCATTTTGAAATCGGCGAACTCCCCACTTCATGCCTAGAATACCATGATGATAGAGTTCGTTTTCCACTTATTCACCTTCTTTATTCAAAAGAGTCTTTATTCGCTTTATAGGCTACATAAGCATCTATAAGAGCTGCCACAACGTCAATCTTAGCCTCGTGGCGCTTCTTCATCAGCTTTCGGTTGCCATTCGTGTCCTCAAGGGTAATTGCGTTTCCCAAACAAAATGTCGTGATTCCCTGATCAAAGATGAGCAGTCTCTCCTCGGCAAACAACTTAATCTCCCCAAGCGGAACAGTCTCTGTCTTCGCGCCCTGAATGACCTTCTCGATGCCGTAAACACCATTCTCTCTGGCCCAGCGTTCAACAAACTCCTTCGCATTGTACGGGTCGTAACCAAACGCCCGAACGTCATAAGTCACTTCGTTTGTCAGCCATTGATCAAGATCGTCGTATACGGCTTCCATGGTAATAACCGTCCCCTCAAGAACAATCAGGCTGCCATCCTCGATGAATTGGTCATACTTAAACCTCAATGCACTCGGCAGCTTCGCAAGCGTAATTGAACTGATGTAGCATCTGGCCTTCACACCAAAAGCACCGCCGCGCAGCGGAAACAGAAATGTAAAAGCGCAGAAGTCATCGCCCTGCGAAAGATCAGCGCCCATCGCGCACGGCATACCGTCAAAGCTCTGATGAGGATGCGGCATCGTTTCCTCGTATGTGAAGAAGTATGTATAACCCTCCATCGGAATACCGAATCGCTTGGCGAGAATATCATTTCGGGTTGCAGGGGCTTTTTCCGCTCTCTCTACATCCAGCTGGTAGGTCTCGTAAGTTACGGTCTTTCCAATGTTGGGATTCGCTTTCATCCACATTGCCGGGTTGGAGACTTCTTTTACATCATCGAGTCGGTAATACCAGATTGACACACCCGGGTTATAATACTCTCCTTTGAGAATACTCAACAGTTCCATTTTGATTGTGTCGCCGCTGCCGTTACGCACTGTACCCTCAGAACTTGTTGCAATAATCAAGTAGTCGTCCAGTTTACTCGCACCCTGCTCAATCGCGCCAACAACGTCCTCTCGGACATCGCCACTCAGCCATTCATCAACAGTTGACACCTTAGGTCGATAGCCTTGAAGCTTGTCAATGTCCATTGGCAGAACCTCAAGAACTGAGTTGGTCAGAAAGTTCTCAATACCTTTCTTGGTCGAAGCCAACTTGACACGATTGGCCTTTGAGCCTGTCGTGTTCTGAAGACTGCCTTCCGTCAAAAACTTGAACATCGGCCCTCTGGCACGAGTAATAGCCGACTTGAACGGCTTGAGAATTTCCTCCGCCTGTCTCATCGTGGGCGCTGTCGCAATCTGACTAGTCGTCGAATTGTTTGCCGTCAACGAATATGACTGATGACAGGTATCATAAAGCGTTTTTGCCGCGCCTCGTCCGACGATAAGATACTGCTTCTTTGTCAGACGCCTTTTGATAAGCTTATGAACATATTGTCCGCCATGCCCATCAGGATTTGGCTCATAGACTTCCCGCTCAACATAGTAATACCAGCAGAAAACCTGCTCTGCCCATAGCTTGAAGCTGTCGAGCATATGAAAGTCCGAACCGTCTGTCAGCACCAACTCATTTTCGCAAAAGTCAATAAAATGTTCTACGGGCAGCGGGTCGTAATAAATTCCCGGATTCTCAATCAGCGCGTCGATTCGGTTCATCTCCATTGAAATTGTCTGACAGACTGGAATTTCACCTCGAAGAACCGCATCCCGGAACAGACCATAATACTTAGGAACAGCGGTGTTAGAAAGCCTGCTCAAATATAACCAGACCGATTCAGCATCGATCGCCCTTTCAGCCATGCGTCATATCGAGCCTGCTCTCTCTGAGCCTCTCGTTCCTCATTCTGCTTGGCGTCGTAAGCCGAAGTAAGGGTATAGGCGGCCGTCTCTTTTTTGATTCGGTCATTATAGAGCTGTAAATCTTTAGAGCTCATTCGCTTTGGATCGGCATGAGAATCAATCAAGTCCCTCGCTCGCTTATCATCTGCCTTGGTTTTCTCTTTGGCCTGCTCTTCTTTGAAGTTATCGACTATTCGGGAAACCAACCACTTCCCGCTTGCCTCTATTGCGCCTAGAACGGCTTTTTTTCCAGCCTGAACAAGTCGATTGGGCTTTGGGGCGGTTAGCTGCTTGTATAACTGCTCATTTCTCAATCGGTTGATTGTATCCTGAAGCTCTTTATCCGACATCTCGGAAACTTTCCTTTTTCGAGGCGCATCGGCAGAGCCTGTACTCGTTCCAGAATCTCTATACCGAGACCTTCCGGCTTCAGTCAGACTTCCGTCTGCATTTTGAAATCGCCGAACGCCCCATTTCATACCGAGAATACCATGATGATAGAGTTCGTTTTCCACTTCTTCACCTTCTCTCGTTTAATACTCCTTTTGGCAATACCGATATAGTCGCCAAGCGCTCTCGTCGATCTGTTTATTGAGTGCATCCAAAACATATGAACTCGACGGCGGGTCGAAAAGTTTCTGAGTACGCAAAGAAATATACTCCTTGCTGCCCTCGACGACGAACAGGTCTTCCGACCATTCGCTCCATATAGCGCCGGAATCGTGAATTCGGAACGGAACCTCCGGTCCAACGCCCATATCTTGCAGCGTGGCGAATGCTCCATTGATGTATGTAATGATCCTTAAATCGAATGATCTATCCTCGGCCACTACGCCGACCATCTGTTTAATGTAATCGAGAATACTATCTATAGAAACTCACCATCCCTACCATAATTTTGTGTCGCCCGGTACCCGTTCAATCGGAGGTAAAATTAAAAGCGACTCATCACCATAATGAATCGCTTTGTGAGTCCTGTCCGAGACACAGATCAGATACTCAGGATCGTAAATCCAATCTCGATCTTCGAGAATATCATCAAGTGTAATCGGATTCATATGATGAATCACTAGACCTTTTCCGATTTCGCGGTCCTCCATTCCAAGATCGCACCCCTTATCCCGTAATATCACTTTGCTTCGCGCTGACTGCCATTGTTTCGACTGATAGAACGTCTGATTGAAATGCCGGTTAAAGCCAAACATTGCTGCTCCAACTTGTCCGGCCAGTTTCAAATATCGATAGCGCTCCTCAAATGTCTCCAATCTCCGAAGTTCTCTATAGCATCGAATCATCGACCGTCGTCTCCGATTTCGTCAACCACACAGGCACCCGAGATATCAGCATAACTCTGGAATGCCTTGATAGCGTTTGCGTAAAGCTCCTCCGTCCTCCTCTGAGACTCGAGCGCCTCCGTCTTCGCCCTAAGCATCGCATTCTCGCTAATCAGGCGATCTCTTTCAAGCTGTTCTCTTGTTGATCCCAGCTTCAAGTAGAATGATATCACCTGAGAGGAAGCCGTCCCCTCTCTTAGTTGGCGTTCAGCCAAGTCAACCGCAAGACCGATCAACTCGTTCTCACGCTGCTCTGGTGTAAGAGCAGGTGGTCGCGCACGTGCCACCGGTTTGCTAACTCTTTCTG